GTTTAATGTAAAACTTTTCTTGAGTTCCAACGCCCAGAAACTTTTCGCCGCTCAAGGCAACAAACTCATGCAGCCCTCGGCACGTCCCCAAAAAAGCGTTGTTAGAATCTTTTTCCCAACCGTTTAATTTTTCAGGAAAACCAAACCGAAACCGCACCTTATCACAATCAACCCAACCGTTTTCTTCAGAGTACGGCGTAATCTCTTTGTTTATTCCGGGTTTAAATTTAAGGTCTGTAAGCGGCATTAAGGTCTATCCTATTCTGGCTCCACAGGCCATGTGATTGTATTAGGGAAACCTACTTGTTGAGGCACGTTTAACAAATCAGTCCTATATTGCGACCAATCCTTTTGCTTATCTACTGCCATCTCTGCCCAGCGAAGGGGGTTAGAAACTATTTTGTCTACGACCCTTAGTTTTTTATCACGCAAACTTCTAATTATTTCCGCAGCCGCTTCGTCGTGCCGAGTTTGATTGATCACCCAAGCACCATCAACAAGGTCAAACCACTCGGCCTCTCTGCGAGGTACAGGTGTACAGCCTGTAGGTGCGGGGCCGTCATACATCAGTTCGATGTACACTCCGTTAGGGTCTATAAAATATCTGTGTGACATCAATCACCTCAATCTAAAATGTTCTGGCGGTTGCTGCTGCTAACATGGTCAACACCACTGACTCGCCAGTAATGATACGCAGGGACGATCACGTACATAGGATTGTCTAAATCACTGTCTCTGTCAGATTGTGCTATTGGCACAGTGTTACTTGGTGATGGTCCTACATCCATAATAGGGCCAGTTTCTGTATACGCTTGAACCATAATTGCGCTAGGTGAATTATTCTGGAAAAAAGTGTTTGCGGTTCTCTCCGTATCAGCACGCCAGCTTTGCCCAACACCAATAACCGCCGCAGCCCAAGATATATCTGTGCCATCTGAAGTTAGTACAGTATTAGCACCGCCCTTAGCAAGCCTTGCAGTAGCACCAGAAGCATTACCATAAATAATAGACCCCCTAGTAATAGCATCTAGTTGGTTTAACTCAGCCGCTGTGGTTGTAACCGCTGTTGAGTCAATAGTTAATTTATCTTTGGGCAGTACCAATCCAGCCGCGCCACCAAGAATTAAATCATCGGCACTAGCGTCCCATTGCATAAAAGCACTGGCAGTATCTCCAAAAAACTTAACGTCATAACCAGTGTCATCAACGCCCACCGTTAAAGTAGCGTCTATTTGAACTGCGCTGTTAATATCTAAAGATTTATCGAATTTAACTGCTTCAGAAGAGTTAGTTGTAACAAACGTCATGTAAGCGTTGTCGGCTTCCTCGAAAACCAAAGCCGCCGCGTTGTTGTCTACAACTTTAACAGAACTCGCTGCGCCAAATGTCAATGCTCCATCGGCACCCGCAGACAGAGTTAAATCCCCTGCAATATCTACCGCGCCAGAAAAATCTCCTGTTGCCGCGTCCAACTCACCCGTCATTGTGACGTTTCTAAAGCCCGTAATGTCTTTGTTGCTGTCAACAACAACCGCTTTGCTGGCACTAACTGTACCCGCAGTTACATCAAGCTCCGTCAGCGCACCAAGAGCCGCTGTAAAATCTGTGACTGCGGCCCCAGAACCCGCGCCGTCAGCTAGAACAATAGCCGACTTTGTAGTGGCTATCGTGACGTTGGCACCAGACCCTTGCGTAATGGACAAACTTTGGTTTGTGCTGTTCAAAATCATGTAAAGTCGGGCTTTGTCGTTTTGCTCTAAGGTTACGGTGCATGTACCGCCCGGAGTTCCCGTAAAGTTTATAGCCTTGTAATGACCGTCAGACAGGACCGCCGTAGTGGACAATGACAACGTGTAAGAAGTGCCAGATAAAGCAATCGAAACAAAGCCGTTGGCTGCACGGTCTATAATATCAAAGTTGTTGTTGGTGCTGTCGCCCCATGTGCCTGATTCATCACCAGTAGATATTTTTTTAATTGCGTTGGCGCTAGTGTATGTAGCCATGATACTTCCTTACAAATACCTAATTAGTTTCTAACACCGCGCAGGGATTTAATCAACTACGCAGCTTCCTCTACCCAACTTGGGGTTTGAGACGGTGCAATCGTAGAATAACCCGCCGACTGAGAAGGTGTGATCGTAGAGAAAACAGGGGTTTGGGACGGCGTTACGTTTGAAAAGCTCGAAGTTTGAGACGGTGTAATCGTAGCGTAATTCGGCGTTTGATCAGGGATTATGGCATCCCAAATACTTACAGAGCCAACCGCTCCTGTGGCAGATACACCTGTAACTGACAGTATTTGGTCAGTAGATAAGGTAACACTGCCAACACCACCTGTGGCAGATACGCCCGTAACAGAAAATATCTGATTAGTAGACAAGGTAACACTGCCGACTGCGCTTGTAGCAGATACGCCTGTGACAGCTAGAACTTGATCGGTCTGTACGCTTTCATTGCCGACTGCGCTTGTAGCGGCTAGTCCAGTAACCGAAACCGTCTTAGGTATTGAAGCAACAACACTACCAACTGCACTCGTAGCGGCTATGCCTGTGACAGATAGAACTTGATTAGTCTGTACGCTTTCATTGCCAACTGCACTCGTAGCGGCTATGCCCGTGACAGAAACAGAAACAGGAACACTGCCCTGCCCTGCTATCGCGTCTCCTGCTAGTGGGTAAAAGCCAAGCATTTTCTTTTCCTACTCTATTAACTAGGCTCGGTAGGCCACGTTACACTATAAGGGAATCCTTCTTGCTTTGTAATGTCTCGAAGTGCTTGGCGATAATTCAACCAAGCTAAGGGGATTTTTACACCTAAACCATCCTGCGCATCTTGCTCAACAGCCTTTGACGTGACCCAATCGGTGACAGCTAACTTGTCGTTACGTGTCGCCCGAACACTCGCCTCTACCTCTGCCAGATTAGTGTCGGAAATAGTTATTGTCTTCACAACCTTATTTCCGTCGAACAATACAGTCTGCGTTTGATCGGTGTGATTGGTTGTACTATTATCTACAGTCACAGTGACATAAGGCACAATCAAGTCGCTACCATTCACATAACCAACAACAGGGGGAGTAACAACGTCTCCGTTCTCACACTCAACTCGACCAATATTTCCCTGAAAGGTTCTAATCAGTTCACCGTTTCTAACGTGTGCAAGCACTTCTTGTCTCCTATAGACTAAACTGAGTTAAAAAATTTTGAAATCCAGTGACATATAAATTGCTGCCCTCATTATCAAAGGCCAATCCCATCGGCCCTGTCTCACCGCCTCCGTCAGCGTCAGTGTCCAATGCAAGACCGCTAGAAGATGCAGTCGAAATGTTAAAACCAGTAGAAAGATTGTACTGATATATACTGTCTGTTGCGTTGTCCGACACCATCATAATTGTGCCTGTAGGGTCAAAGCAGACACCGCGAGGTACGCTTAGTCCTGTTGCAAAGGCACGGACGAATGATGCTGTGCGAATATCCCCCGGAGTAGACATAGACCACTGCTCTACCTGATCGTTAGGTGTGTCACAAAAATAAAGGTCTGTATCGTTGTCGCGTATAAACAGACCTCGTGCGTTATTAGGTATTGTTTCTTCGCGGCCACTCGCACTGCTGTTAGCCAGAGTGAAAGCTGGCGAAAGGATACGGTCCCTTAGATCATCATTGTGGTTATCAAGAAAGATCATCCTAAGACCGTCACTGGTAAAAGCCACCCCTTGAGGTTTTGCATTAGCTCCGGGTTCAAATGTAGTAGTCACTGACGCTGTGGAAATGTCAAATGCGGTGGTTAAACCCCATTCTTCAATAATGTCTGGGCTGCTGCCGCTGGTGGTTGCAATAAACATTTTGGTTCCATCAGGATTAAATGCAATGTCATTGGGTGTTTTGTATGTCAGAGTTTTGTTCTGCACAAAGTTTGGAGACTTTAAGGTATACGGGTTTCGTGCCAACCCGCTACTAATCTGAGGCAAAATTAAGGTCATTGCAGCGCCTCGATTGTGCAGAATGAGAATGTTGTGCTGCCGTCATTGATGGCTTCTAAGCGAACAATAAACTCATCTGCGTTAGTGGTGCTAAAAACACCCGCAGTTTTGGTGAAACCTGAAATAGTAACCGCGCCTGCACTCGCGTTGTTGGTATAAAGAATGGCAACAACTGTTGCTTCATTCGTACCCACAGCAGGCGGGGCAAGAGTGTGTGCGCCTCCATTGATGGCCTTCTGAAAGTTGCCATTAGCTTCGTCAGGAGTAAGTGTGCCGCTCGACTTCGTGCCATTATCGTGAACCGAACCAGTATAACCTACCTCTAAAACATCGGTCACATTAGCAAACAAAACCCCGCCCGTCAGAGCAGCGCCACTACCAGCGAAGGCTGTGGCTGTGACTGTTCCATTTACCTCAAGGGCTGTGGAAGGGCTAGTATCACCAATACCCAAACGCTCCGCACTCGCATCCCAGAAGAACTTTGCCGTGGAGCCTGTGTCCTCGTAGAAGCTGATGTCGCCGTTTGTATCAATGTTTAGTCGCTTTAAGGAGGCGGTATCGCTGTTATCGGGGCGGGTATATAAGTTTAATCCTGCACGACTATCAGACGCATCAAACTCTTTCGCTAGAATTTGTGCAGCAGGGTGAGTGTGTGAAGGGTTAGTGGCAAAACCAAGGCCAAACTCTTGCTGAGTACCACTATCCACTGTGCTAGCAATTCTTACAATTTCGCCATCAGTACCTTCAGCAATCAGTCCACCGCTTGTAATCACTCCCGTTGTAGTTATTGTGCTAGAGCCAGTATCAATAGTACCAAATCCAGACGTAATACTGCCGCTATTTAACGCGCCCGTTGTGACAATGTTTGAACTGCCAGCCGCAGGTGCTGCCCCAATATCAGACAAGACTTCTGCTGCTGACCTACCCTCAATAGCCGTGCCATCTACTCGCAAGAAGTCATTGTCGGCAACACCGCTTGTAAACTTAGGCACGTTGTTGTTTGAAATCCCCGTGTC